TCCCAATCTCAAAATTACCAGAAGCATCAAAGCCACCATAATTGACAGGTGTAATGCCTGACCCTATGCCTTGAAATCTAATTGTGCCTTGCGCTGTGTTAGCTCTGGCTCTAATGTTGATACCAGTCTGTGATTGGGTAATGTCGGTAAAGGTGTTAGTGCCTTGATCGTCTTGCATCCTCAACAGTGCTGGATAGCCATTAGTTGCTCCTGCTGTAGCAATCTTAATACCACTAAACTCTGTCAAGTAAATTGAGCCAGACTGCGTAGTAGCACTAATTAAGTTATCTAAATTAATGCCATCAACCACAATCTTATCTGCTGTGATGGTGTTCTCTACAGTCAAGTTACCTGAGATGTTGAGGGTTGTGCCATTCCATGACAACTTATCTTTTAAAGAAAACTGGCCTGCATTATCAAAGTAAACTGCTGTATCGGTATTGTTGAAGTTGCCTGCTGTGCCATAGTACATTTTGGTCGCAGTAAAGTTGAAACCACCGACAGAGCCTTGCTCTATGTCTGGTGTTGTTACTGGTGCTGTTGTGACATTGACAGTGATATCTGTGGTGTCAGATTCATAACCTAAAGCATTGATAGCAGAAACCTTAGCTGTGTAGCCATTAGCCACAGAAATGCCATCTAAATAAAAAGTAGTGTCTTTTACTCTTCTATCGTACCTGGTCTTAACTCCATCAATGATCTGAACTCTAAACTCATAGCTTGGATATTTAGAAGAATCAGTCCAGGTTAGTTTTGCTGCTTCACCTGTGGTTGAGTTTTTGTTAGTAAAAGTCAAGCCTGTTGGAGCTTCAACCCTATGGCCATCTACTGGATCTTGAATGATGCCTATTTCTTCATCTGGTGGTGTGACATAACCATAGACTGCAGTTTGGTATTCCACAGCATTGACAGAAATATTAAGATCTGGATTGATTACCATGTTGGTGATTCTGTATTGCTCACTAGATAGGTTTAAGTTGCTACTAGTGATAGAAATAACTTCACCGACTTTGGCTTTTAAAACTTTAGGTGTGGCTACAAAGGCAATGCTTTTTTGTGATCTAGATCTCTTAAGCATTGCTTTGGCATGATTGTAAGCAATTCTTTGGTTAGTACAAAATGGCAACTGTATTCTAGTTTCTAGAACTTCATTACCATCGTCACTGAGGAAGCTGTCACTGGTTTCACCTGTGTAATAAGTGGTATCGGATTCATATCTTTTTTGAGCATTGTAAAACTCAGATTCTACTTTGTTATATTTAGCTTCTTTATTTTCTAATGATAAGGTGATGCCAGAATCTAAAATATCATCTTCATCTAAACTGACAACTGAACTCTCTGTGCCTTCTACCTTGATTTGGTATTCACCATTGCTATAGGTAAATATGCCTCTCATATTAGCAATCAGCAGCTTAGTGTTTTCTAAGACTGTTTCATCGGTATCAAGCACACCATTACAATCAAATCTAATTTGAGTTTCTGTAAAAGTACAAGTGGTGTTGGATGTGATAGCTGTATCAACAGCACCACTTTCAAATGTCAGTTGTAGAGTTGCCACTGGATTTGTGCCATCAATATCTATCAAAGAGCTATCTTTGTCTATCAGTTTTTTATCAGAAACATAGGTAGTCACACCATCGCTAATAGTAAATTTGTTACCAATCTTAAAAGCGTTGTAATCATCTTCATTGGCATTGGCTATGATGAGCCTGTCACTATTAGTGTTTGCGTTCTCCACAACAACACTATTATGAGTAATGGTATCTGCTGAGTTATCACAATCATTAGCTGCTGTTTTCCAAGAAGCAAAATCTGATTCAAGATCTGCACTACCCAGACCTTTACCATATTCATCGTTAGTAATGTAATCCAACAAGCACAAAGCTGCATTGGATGAATGGGTGTAAGTAGATTCTGTGCCAAATGTTTGGCCTGTATCTCTAGGATCAAAGACTTTCTTACCATTAACGACAACTGTTAGATTTGGGATACCAGTAAACATGCCCTGGATATCGTATTCATAGTTGGCAGCAATATAAGCTATGCCTGAGAGCTTGTGATTGGATGTCCACTCACTAATGATACCTTCCAACATTGGGTCAGCAGCTTGGCTATCTGTCCCGACATGACAGTTGAAAGTCATTCTGGCATTGTCGCCAGTGTTAGCACCACCTGTTATATTGGCTCTTTCTGTTGAATCATTACCCCAAAATGTCCCAGATGCTCTTGTTTCACCACTAGGCCTGAAGTTGATTCTGGTACTACCATCGGAGATGTCATACCCTTGACGATAGATTTTAAGATCCTTAATGGTTCTACCATCCAAATGAATAGATTCAAGATCAAAACTATCTATCTCATGACCTGCTATGGCATAGACTACAAAGAGTTCTTTATTGTTGATGGTGTTCATGTAGACCACAGTTGAGCCTACTCTTCTTGTTCCATAAATGACTGGCATACCTGCCCCTGTGCCATACTTTTGCAAAAGAATATCTGCACCTGTTCTCTTAGCTTTCATAGCTGCTCTGTGTGCCATGACACCTTGAGCCACAAACAGAGATAGTTGGACAGATGGTTTATTAAGGAATTTGAATATTTGTTTACCAATAGCTAAGAAAACTCTTAGATATGGATTACCACCACCACCAAATGTGCCTGGAGTACCACCACCGACTTCACCTAAACTGTTTGTGAGATAGCTTTTAAACTTATTCCATTTGTTTAACATTATCTATTCCACCTCACATTTTCTGTGGCTTCATGTGCAAAACCTAAACCTAAATCTGTAGTTAAAGAATTTCTATCTATGTAGTCATCTTGTGAGGCTTGCGTAAACTTTCTGCCTTTTTTGATATCCCAGTTTTTCCATTGTGAAGCAATTTCTACATTGACAACAAAGCCATCTTTAGCCTCACTAATTTCAGAGCTTGCTATTGTGCCTTTAAAATATTCATAAGCATCCAATATAGTTTCATCGGTATTTAAAAAAGCCACATAAACAGTAGCTACATTATCTATATAATCTTGTGCTTTAAAGATGTCTCTAATGCTTGTAGTCACATTATTTAATGTGATATTAAGATTACTGTATTCTAGAGATCCTGTTTCTTGCACTTCTGATACATCCAAGAAGTTGCCACCTGCTTCATAAGTATCAGATCCAAATGTTAAATCTTTGACATGATTGGTCACTTTGATAGCTGTAGATGTTTCTAGTTTAAGAAGATGGACAACTCTAATGCCCTCTTGAGTAATTTGAGACTGGATATTAGAGCTTAAACTCCTGGCCATTATAAGACCTCTCTTACATCAAAAGATAAACTAAAAAAGCCACTAGCATCGGTAGAATACATGACATCATCCTGCATTAAGGCTACTTTAAATGATGGTTTATTGACTGTAACTGCTTCATTGTTGACTAAAGCATCTTGTAGAGGTGGTTCTATCAATATATCAGCTTCTCCACTAGCATTAGAATCAGCATCTGCTGTCACCATATAAATCTTAGTATCATTAGCAAACTTGATAAAGTCACCTGCTTTGAGAACTCCAGTGGTAGAAGCAGTAAAACCATCCATAGCTATAGTGCTTGACCCAATAGACAAACCACTTAAAGCATTAACTAAAATGTCTGTTTGTCCTTTGTCAGCACCTTGATTGTCTAATGGATATTCAAAAGTAAAAGTCTCAAAAGAGCCTTTTTGTTTTGTAAGAAAAGCATAGAAAGGCATAAAGTCTGATTGATTCATCGGTGGTAATTGCACACTAAAGCTAAAATATTGAGCTGCAAACTGCTTAACTGACCTTTTGCCACTTAAGGTATATGCTGTTGTATTAGGCCTGTTAGAGCTAAAATTAAACACTCTAGGTTTCTTGGTTGTTGGAAATGCACCACTCATTAAATTAGACCTACCTTACCTTTTTGATTCATAGCCTGGTTTATCATAGCAACAATTTGATTCTTTCTGGAAGCTAATAATTCATCTATACCTGTCGCATCGGTGGCTTGGATAGAGAAATTAACATTGACTGGTTGTTGTTGTTGCATCATGCTTTGTGTGTTTTGGTTAGTGATGATTTGTCCAGAAGTGTTAGGCACAAACAATTCTGCTCCTTTTTCACCAACTATGTA